GTGGCACCTCCGACAGTTTGCCCCTGTCATCATTGGCGGGAATCAATTCGATTCCTAAGGTATAGCATCAAGTGTTAAATCACAAACAAAACACCAGGCTTAAGCTCTAGTATGTACACGAGAATCAGCAACCTTTAAAGCGGTTCTCGAACGTCATATATATACACGGTGCACCGCTACCTTTAAAGCGTGCAACCAAGAGGTGGCTATTTATATCTCCGCTGCCTAGCGGGCACAGTTATTCTAATTATTCGTCTTCGGAAAGCCAAGAAACCATAAGAAAACTCCATCATCCCCACATCCTTGATAAAGAGTAGTAACAACGTTACCGGTGTTCAATGCTGTATCAACACCATAGACAGATGACATAACAAAGAAATAATCATTAGTTACATCAGAAAGAGTCTGGGTAGGTAAGAAATCAGTGGGAACCATCAAAGGACACGTAAAATCAATTCGTTCAGAAACATTCTCAACGGCATGAGTAAAAGCATATGCTGGGCCGGGATCAATATGCAATAAAGTATCAGTAGTAGTATTCAAAGTGGACGTTGAAACTCCTGGATAATCATAATGGATAGCCGTATACCCAATACGAGGTAGCCCAGAAGTAGTACCGTTTGAATAAGTGGACTTAGCAGACCATCTAATACTGCCACGGTATCCAAGATATCCAGTGGATATAATACCGAACATATTGTTGTGATTTAAGCCCCAAACAAGACTTTGATTATTAAACATCGGCAAATTTCCTCCAAAAGTAGTAGAGTTATTTTTGTAAGATGGAGAAAACTGTAGAGTTGATGTGCCCCTATAAATGTCTCCCATTCGCAACGCATAATCCTTGACGGATCTAGGTTCATCTCCGATAACCCTCTTAGAAAGCATAGATAAATCAGTCTTTTCGCCAAAAGATACCTTGGCTGAAGGACAAAAATCATCCGAATATGCCTCAGTCTGAAAAGTGTTATCAAAACCGGTATCCAGAGATGGGGCCAAGAACGTCATGTTATGGGAACGAGCATAGACATTCATATACATGGTTGGTGTCGCGCTACCATTATCTTGAACAGGGTTTATCACATAGAAGAAAATCATACCATTATCAGTTGATTCTGACCCTGCAGAATTCGGCAAGTTAATTTGACCAGAAGTTAAAGCAGGCATATAACTTTTATAGGGTATAGTTAGATCTACAGCAGTGTTTCCAACAACTTGCACAGTAACATTCTTCAAAATCGATACTGCATCAGCAAAAGATGGAGGCGTTCCAGAATAATTAAATGGATCCCAAGCAATTAAAATAGAAGCACGTGTGAAGACAGAGGCGACAAATTCAATACGAAATGTAATGTCTCCACACCAGAAATTGGACAATTCACAAAACATGGCCATAGGAGAATACGATTTGGCATGGGTAGTATCGGTATACGTATAAGCTATCATTGGAGAAACTCGACAATAAAAACTCAGCGCAGCCTCCGCTGCAGAAGCCGAAGTAATAGTTCCCGCGTAAACAAGAGATTGTTTAGCACATAATGATGCAATAGCCATATCATCCAACGTACCGGCTCCAAAAGCTGGGTTAATGGAAATACCTTGCTTTTGAGAAGATGCCAAAACCATTGCTGTAGATGTTCCCTCAATTTGAGAGTAATTATCGCAGTTTCTGTTAGTAATAAAAGTATGATGCTCAGAAGCTGGGGGTTTGGAAAAACCGAACCACCGCAAAACAGAAGCAAGAGTACCAGTAACCGCAGAAAATAAAGTAACCTCGGGAGCAAATTCACCAGCAAATGGCACAATCTGAGCAGACATGTTAGCGACCGTGCTAACGTAATCTGAAGCTTTCTTCTCTTCAACGAAATCTGATGATAAACCAGTGGTAAGACCTTCAAACTCAGGATCAACAAGAGACATGTACATGCAAATATTACAAGTCCCAGCCTGAGCCGTTCCTGATAAAATCTGATTTAACATAAATCTTTCAAGCTGATAAGATCCATGCGTCTGGAGCGTTCCAGTAACTGGAGGGACTTTGATGGTAGTACCTAACTGATACCAGCCAGTTGGAGAACAAATAGGGAGATCAATCTCATAAGTATCGTTCTTTGAAGGATCAACAACTAGATGAGGAACAATTTCACAATTATGGTATTGGCCACTTGCTATGTGGTACCTACCTCGTTGGGTCATTACATTGTTAACTCTCGGAGTAAACATGTAGTACATCTTACCGAACGATTGGGCTGATCCTTGCACGACAATACGAATACGAAGGGTCGCTTTAAAATACCACAAAGATGCAATCTTCTTAGCTAAATTGGCACTAAGCGAACTTACCCACAACGCAACTATATCCTTCGATATAACACCGGATAGTAGAGTAGAACCTGACCAAGTATCATGATTGATCTTGACAGGATGAGTAAGAAACTGTTCAAAATCAGACCTCGTAGAAGCAACACCAGAAAAACGTGATCTAGGAATATTAGTAATAATAGAATCAGTCTGAACAACTTGGGCATTGTCACCAATGGTCTCCGCATGTTGCGGAGTAGAATTAGAATTAAGATCGGCACGAGAATAACTTCATCCGAAAGACCTCGCAATCTCTCGGGAAGGGCCTTTTATACATTACAAGAAATCAGGGTCATCACCAGTTCTATAAAAGAAGCTAAATTAAAACTGGGTGCGTAAATTTCAGGGAAGAACTCTCAATATTTTTCTGGACCGCAAATCCTTCATAGGACGGTCCCGAACTGGATCCTCAAGTTAGATCCACCCTAGACTCACTCAGAGCCCTTCACCTTTAAGTTTCCGGTGCGCACTCTGTTAGGTCGCAGTCCGACTACAACCTAACGACGCGTCCACTCAGGACGCGATTTATGGACATCACTCAGATGTCCCACACTCACGAACATTTCCGAACTGCGTCCAATCTCTAGAACACATATATGTTCGGAACGTTCCCGTAACAAATTCCTCCTTAATATCATCATAATTTAGGAGGATCAAAACATGCAGAAGATCAGTTGCTTTAAACCAGAAAATGATATCCTCTTGCATTTGATGAAAGAACTCTCTACCATGCATGAACGCTTCACGTTGCGCTGACAAAGCAACATCTTTAAGTCTCACATCCGCACTCACATCCGCATCGCTCATCTGAAAACAGAAGGATTTATAAATCGAATCCAATTCTATAGGGGCCAAATAAAGTCCCATCTCGTAATCATAAACAAATTTCCGCTTCAGAAAAGTGGTCTCATCCCACGGAATGTGGGCTCGAATACCCTTATCCTTATCAGCGGGAGTTACAGTATAACCACACAAAGCATAAACTGGTGCAATAGTGACCATATTGTACTGTTCAATAATCTCTTCAGAAATGGACGAAATATTATCATCTCCCGTAGTGGCCGGCTCAACATACTTTCTAAAATCCCAAGCACTCTTCCCACACAGGAAAACGAAAGCAATTCTCATCAAAATTGAGTTCACAATGCTATTAAAAATCAACGTTATAATAATGCCGCTTGGTAAGCCTAACTCTTTCTCAAAGAGATCACACATGAAAATTACTAGCTGCACATTCAGCATCTTACAAAGATAGTAAACTCGTTTCTGGTCAACTGGATCATAACCCATCCTCATAGACATCAAATAGAAAAACATGGCAAGCAAATCTATCATTACTGTTTCATGAGACGCATCAAAACCCGAAAAATCCATATCTATAAAAAATGGATGCTTCTTAAGCCTCTCAGCTAGCATCGTCCATTGCTTCGAACCTGCATTCATTCCTCCATAACATTCAGAGAATTCAGGATAAGCCATCAAAAACATAATCAAAGGCATTAGAAATATACGCATTATGTAGTTGAAGTCAAAGCCAACAACTCCAAAAAGTCGAATAAAATACTCCAATATTTTACGTAACTTCCGAACTTCATCTTTTGGAGAAAAATCAACTTGAAGAGCAGGGCAGACACCTTTATCTAGAAATGCCAGCAATTCTTCACAAGCATCAACAAACGTTTTCTTGACCTTCCATAAATCCTTCTCTTTATCTATACAATCAAATAATAGATATTTGTCCTTAATGCCCAATTTCCTCCATCGACGACCAACAGACGTCTTGAAATCTATCCGATCAAGATTAATGTTGGGATCACCAAAGAAGGCTTCGACTTTTGTAGCAGGACGCAACTTAATATTCTTCTGTTTAATAAAACCAGGAGGACAGGCATCATCTAAATATGCACGCATGCAATCGATTGCTAAGCCCCACGGTAGCCGAAAATGTTTCACATTCCTAAAGAAATTCGTAAACGCCGATCGATATTCTCCTTCATCATTAACACCTTTCAATTTTCCGGGAGCACCATATGGTTCACTCAATTTTGGAGACACCAAATCATATAACCTCGTTTTCTTTATCTTTGTATGAAAAGAAGCATTCGATTCTTTAAGTGTTCCAATAGGTCGAATCAAAGGATAAGATACATTTCTCAGATCGCTATTAGGAGCTAAGGGACCAAATTCAATTCGTCCCATCTCTCCAGAAAATTCATGATAAGCGACATCTGGGAAAGGAAACTTCATCGACAGAGATTCATACATAGACCTAGTAAACAGCGAACCATGCGTGTAATTAGTAACACGTCCGAGGATATCAACCTCAGGGCGTCCAGCGGCTAAAATACCAGCCACGAACCACCCCTTGGGAACATTTCCAAGGATAATAGTGCCACAATCTCCTTTCTTAGATGTCTCAGGCCACATCACAGATCGAAATCGGTGCGTAGGAAACATTGGTAAGTGATAAGAAGACTGTTTGCATATCGCACTTTTGCTAGTTAAAGTATTAAAAACAGTGAAGGTAATATCATCAACCTCGTCTGGCAACAGCGTATACAATGGATATACCGCCTTATCAAACAGATTTCGAACAAGTACAATCTCACTCTCATCAACCGCATAAACATCGTCTTCTCGATAAGATCTCTCAAGGTTGTTAATCACAATCTGGATCGGAAAAGAAATCTTTTTCCAATTAGCTTGATTCCAATAAGGGATATCAGGATTGTTATCTATCCTGGTATACAAGTAATGTTTATTAAATCCAACCCAATCCGGACCAAAGTAAACAAATCTGCAATCAATCCCACCTTCTGGAGACCTTAATTCTCCTTCAACGGTGTTGCGCTTCGCTATCTTTTGGATATCTTCAAAGCCCATACCCGTCTTCTCAAGCTTAAGGAATTGCGATTTGACATCAGCCTTGCTCCAACTACGCATCTGTTCGGGAGTCCAATTTTGTTTCTCCTCAGGAATGGCTAAACTAAACTCACTCAAATCAGTATTATGAGGATACAAAGGTTTGCCAAAAGCTTCAGCCTTGGGTTGAGATTTATTATAAAACTTGTACATTCCATAGGCTCCTATGACTCCTAATGTCAAATGCAGAGCCTCCTTATGTTTATAGTAAAACAAACGTATCTTTGAAAATGTTTGCATCATAGCTAATGCTCTCTCTGCCTCCTCTCTATCTGCACTATGTAACACTCTTCTTCTCAGGCGAATGTCCATAACGAATGGAACAAAGAAAGGAGAGGTGATGGCACTATCCAGATAATAATTAATTTGCTCTCCAAATTTCTCAAGAAACTTTCTTTTCAAATATCTTAGAAACCAAGGAAAGAGAGCTACTAGTAACAATGCCAATGCAATGCACCCAACAACATGGGTAATCTCACTACTATAAGCAACAGCAGGATTGTTGGGAACATCGTAATCCAAGTCCCAACCAAAAGCTTTATCTTTCTTCTTAACTCTCAATTCGGGAACATAGCTCTCAGGTGGATTAACATTTTCTCCAGACGGAAAGTACTTAACATCGAGCCTTCTCAAGGAGGCAACATAATGTTGAGTCCATTCTATCGAGTCACATATACCAGGTCGTACGATTTCTCGATAATCATGACTACCATTATTAGCAACATGTAGCATATGGGACAAACCACAGCCGCACGTATTCTCTGCAGCTTCAAAAATGGTATTATCACGAGCAACAGCCGCAAAATGTGCATTTGACT